AAAGTATTCCATATTACTTTATTGCCTTTCCATAATCGTCACCCATTTTATTATAATTTGAAATATTAACACCAGGTTTATCTTCACTACTTGGTGTTGTGATACTACTACCAGTAAAATGTTTTCTTAATGTTGTTCTATCAGCAAGTTCTAGTTCTCTGAAGGTCAATGTCACGTCTGTTCTAACAGGTTGAGCACCACGTTCATCGCCTCTAAATGTAGCAAACTTTTGACCACCATATGATATGTCTATTGACTCTAATGCAAGTGTCAATGCTGGGTGTATGTATTTGTTCTCTTTTGAGTAGTACATGTATTTCATGTTAAACTCTGCTGGTATATCAAATGTCTGTGCTGAGTTTTGTTTTCTGTTAGGTAAAGCATAGTACGTTAATGTGTTAATAATATCATCAACATGTTTTGCTTCCTGTTTACTCTTAGGCAACATAGAAAACTCCATAGTAAAAGTTCTATATTCTAAACCTGTAAATATAACTTCAGCAAGGTTCTGATTTACTGCTGTGCCAAATACTGCTTGTTGTGCGCCACCTGTGCCTGCAAATCTACCTGCACCTGCGACCACTTGTTGTAATTTTGTTTTAAATGCACTACCTGTTGCAGCTAATTTTTGATCTGAATTTAATGTGTCTAAAAAACCTGCAATGGCACCACCTACAAAGGAAACATCCTCTGCCTGATAATTCATTTTGTGGGATACCTTAACTTGTTGTGGTGTGTATAATGAGATCGCTGCTTTTGCGTCCTTAGGTTTTGCAGCCGCACCACGACCTGCGCCTAGTATTGACGTTCTATATTTTTTTGCATAATTATTGGCTGCTTCAAATCTGTTATTGCCTTGAGCACCTGTACCGTATTTAACGCCTGCAAGTTTTGATATTGCTTCTTGTATCTTATTTCTCTTTACATCACTTATACCATACTCTTGTAATTTAGATGAATTAATTTTTTGTTGAGGTATACTCATATCAGTATAAGGTGACTTATACTCATATGCTGGGGTCTCAAATATTGTAAACAATATGTAATGACCGTCATTTTCCTCTACGTTTAATGGATAACTTAATACTTGCATACCTATATTTATATGAAGTTATTGACTATTTGTATAGGTTATTTCTACCTACTATAACGCTCTGGTCGTTGTTATTTGATGATACTGGTGGTAAGATTGTTGTTGCATTTGAATTGTTATTTACTACCTGGCTGTTAAAGAAAGACGCCATATCGTTCATATCTGTATTCACCTTTGCCATTACGTTATCAAGCGTGCCTAATCTTAATTGATTTGCTTTTAGATTTACTAACTCAGCATCCATTGTGTATGTGCTTGCTAAGTTTGTGTCAGTAGTTGATTCAACAGCTGCTATTGCGTCAGCCTTTTTCTCTGGAGCTGCACCTAAAAAGTTTGCTGCTGATTTTGCGTCAACTAAACCAAACGTAGTTGTTTCTACAAGTTTACCTATACCTGCACCTAATCTATCAAAGAAAGACACTTCTTCATCTGGTGCTGCCTCTAATATTTCTTCAGCGCCAGCTGCACCTGATATAACATCATATGCACCGATGATAGGTAATAACCATGGCACTTTTGAAGCGATACCTTTTGCACCTGTTTTTGCTACATTAGCAACTTTCTTAACATTTGCTTTTAATTTAGAACCTTTTTTAGTATCAGGTTTACTCGTTGCTGAAGTTTTTTTACCTTTATCTAATAATTTTTTACCTGCTAATGCTGTTGCACCACCTGCCACAGCTCCACCTGCAAGTAATCCTCCAGCGCCAAGTGTGTCAAGTATCTCACCCATACCCTCGTTTTCATCTTTGTATGCTTCTGTAAGTTCTTTTAATATCTCGTTGGTCTCAGCAGTATTTGCCATGATGGCTTCAAATATATTCTGTGTCTGCTCACGTTCTACGTTTGCTTCTTTTCTCTGTTCTTCAGTCTTATTTTGTTTTGCACCTGTTGACATGAAATCAGATCGACCTCTGTCCTCTAATCTTTCGTCTGTAACCTGTTGTTCAAACTCAGCAGCAGAACCTGCTGTTGGTTGTATGACATCACCTGCTGGTGCAAAATCTTCACCCATGTCATCATCATCTAAACCTAAACTTTTTCTAAACTCTCTTGCCTTTGCCTTTGCAGCTTCTCTACCTGCTCTGATAACTGCTTCTTCCCCAGCTTCAATATCTTCTATCTTTGACTTAATCATATTGCCAATGATAGGTACATCACCTAGTAATCTATCTGCAAGTTTTAATGGTTTAAATTGTTTCTTAAAATCTTCTAATCCATATGCAAGTCTTAATACAGGACCTCTAATTGTTGCTATTTGTGATAATGGATCTCTTAATGCTGACTCTACATACTCTCGGTCAGCACTTGATAAATTTCTATTCTTTGGCAGTTCATTTAGAGCAGATTCAAACTTTCTTACAAAACTTACAAAACCTCTGTAATCCGAGCCATCTAACATTTCAATGTCTTGTCTGAAATCGTCTGTTAGTTTTACTGCGGCTTGAGATATACCTCTATCTGCAATATAACTTTGACCTAAACCTTTATCTTTGATATGGTTTAAGTAAAAAGTTGTACCAGCAGAAGCGATGTTAACTTTTTCTTTTACATCTGGTGTTGACTTCTTTTGTGCGTCTAAAAATTCTCTAAATGATTTAGCCATTAGTCTTTGTTTTTAATTTTTGTTGCTTTGCCATTTACATATATTGCAAACCACCCAGCGCCTGCCCCAACTACAACAGATACTAAACCTGCTTGTGCGTTGTTAGGTGCTTCTAGTGCCATAAACCATGTTATAACTTCCATGAATGCCCAACCATAGGCAACCATCATAAGTCTTGGTACGGCTCTCCAGTTAGAAAGCAATTCAGGTATCTCTACTTCAATAAAATGCCATACTTGTTTTACAGCATATTTGAACCCATTCCAACCTGAGTTTAAAATTTGATTAATCTTTTGCATTTATCTATTCCTTTTCTTTTCTTCTAATCTTTGTCGTTCTTCTTTTAGATGTTCTAATAGAAGATCAACGTATATGTCCCTCTCCCAAGGTACCATTGATTCTAATTCACTTAATGAATATTTATGATGTTGAACCAATGCAAAATTAACTCTAAAGTAATTTTCTAGCGTATCATGGTTGAGGGAAATTAAAAAAAATCTTTAATTCCCTGCAATTTTAACTTAAAATCTTTTTCAGATTTAGGATTAGTGTAAGAAATAGTATGTTCAATCTTAGGCATTGTCTTAAACCAGTTCAATATCAATTTGTATTGTGCTGGTGTTAATGTTTCTATCCACTCGTCAAGTTCTTTATCTTCAATATTTCCTCTATCGTAGGTTTCTTCACCTTTATAGATCATTGAAAGACAATCTTTTACAAGACTAAAACTTGCCTCTGAAGGATTTTGATCTTGTTTAAACTCCTTCACAGTTGGATATTTCATTGTTATGCCATAATCTTTTGCAAAACTTATTTCTTTTTTATGATCAGGATTAAACTTGACTTGTAAGTCGTCAAGGTTTAAAGCATGATCTACTAACACTTTCTCATCATCTGGACATTTGAGTTTTAAGTTAATAACTTCACCCACAGACTTTGCTCTTACCTTCAAATACAAATATTCAAAATCAAATATAGGTAACTTGTCAACCTTTATTTCGGTCATAATACAATTTTGTAATACTTGTATTATGGCGTCTTGTATAGCATTATCATCATCTGACTCTAACGCAACCAATAACACTTTTTCTTCCTTTACAAGAAATGGTCTGTATTTGATTTTTTGTTTTGTAGAAGGTAATTCACACTCATATGTAGGTGTCACTATCTTCGGTATTGCCATTATTTAACTCCTTATTATATAGTATAATCTATTTAGAAGAACGGTGGGAATACTTTACCACCAAAGATTCTGCCTATCGGGAATCTTGTCTTTGCCTGATTAATTACATCACGGCCTGCTCTTCTTAACTCAGGTGGTAATTTTTTAATTATGCCACCTAATACTTTGCCAAACCTCTGATCTATGTCTTCGGTTGGTAATCTTATGTCACCTCTCAATCTGCCTGAAACTCTGTTAGGACCAGAAGCGCCTGTGACTGCTAAATCAGCAGGTGTCACAGCATATCTGTATGAGAAGGTTACACTTAATTTTGCTATTCCGTTGTTTGAATACGACATCTCTATCGGTGCAACTGTCTTAGGAAATGCTTCAACAAGGTGTGTGAAGTTTGCCCCTAATGTTGCTCTTGCAAGTGGTTCGCCTTGAGCAGGTGTTTCGTTTGCGTCTGCTCTTGGTATCGTACCATCTGCTAATGCTACTAATGGGTAAATGTCAATACTACCTGTATATTCATCATAGTAATTTGAATTATATGTGTTAGGACTTATCGCCATATTCTGCCATGACTTAAATAAAACTTGCTCTGCCATATTTTGATCCATGTAGAAAGTTAATGTGATGTCATCATAAGAAACACCTCTTGCAATACTTCTTTCAGGACCATATAACTGATCATTTGTTTCATCTGTTATGGTTCTACCTGGCATACTTGCACCATCACAGAAAAAGAATAATCTTTCTCTTATATCATTCTTTAATGATGTTGTGTAATCTGTAGCAGTTTGAAACTCCTGAAACTCTGAACCATCAAAGGTTGTATCTGCTGTCACACCTGATGGGAAGTTTATTACTGCAATAAATTTGTTTGATCTAGCAAGACCCTCACCACTTGATATTAACGCTCTAAACTTGTTAATTGTAGTTTGTGGGTTTGCCCTTTGTGAAATACGTTTACTTGCCTCAACAGGATCAAAACCTTTATCTCTAGGTAGTCCTATTCTAATATCAAATACACCAAATCGTTTACCTACTCTTGCTATTGCCATTAGATAAATCTCCTACTATCTGCATATACTTTGCCCTCTGAAGCCTTCTTAAATCTTTGTACTGGTAAAAATATTGCTGTTGCTGCTTCATCAGCATTTATTCTTAAAAAACCTGTCTGAACATATGGGTACAAATACTTTTTGATTGTTGGTTTAACTATGCCTAAATTCTTTACATCTGAATAGGTCACATCAAATTTTGTATCTTTATCAAAATCTTTATCTGTTGCTGTTGCTTGCATACGTTCTAATAATCTCATTCTTAATAATGGTGGTAGGTAATGAAAGTTCATGCCTATAAACCCACCTGCAAATGCTTCTAAAGGTAATACTAATGGGAATACATCATAGTATGGTAATGTCTTTCTCATTTTAGGATTATACCCAAATAGATTAAGTCTACCTACACTAGGTCGTCTTGCTAGTTTACCTTGTCTAAACAATTCTGTAGCAGTAGTACCACTTGCTATTCTTTTAACTTGTCCTCTGTACCAGTTATTAGAACGGTCAGTATCTCCTGCCTTCATTTTGATTGTGTCAAATACACTTGCCATACTACTATTTATGATGATTTAAAAGGTCTTTAGATGATCTTCGGTGAGTATTTTAAACGTCATATTATGCTTTTTACAGAAAGCAAATGCTGTTGACCATTTACGTCTATTTGTTTCATATGTCAATAATGACTTCTTAAAATACGCTGATTTAATCTTACCTGGTTGTGGTTTTCTTGTCTGATATTTAGGTTTTATTTCTACTATGAATTTTTTATATGTGCCATTAGGTTGTCTGATCTTCATATAGAAGTCAGGATAATACCTATGTGGTCTGTTATCTACACCTCTATAAGGTATAAAAAGTTCTTCACTACCCCATTCTACAATCTGTCTAACCTTATCACAATAGACCATAAATCTTTTCTCCCAACTAGACCTATAGGTTATGTTCTTTACGTTGCCTTTGTATTTTTGTGGATTAAGTGGCTTGAATAAGCCCTTATATGCTCGTCTATCTATATTAGGTAATTTTTTAAACTTCATTGTGATGTGGGTAGCCCGAAGGCTACCCATTTGAGAAAGTGAGAGAGATAGATATTAGGAATTGTCTTCAGCTAATTTACTAAAATACGATAGATCATCTCCATCGTTAGACGTTTCCTCTTTCTCTACGGCACCGTTAGAAGACTTTGGTATGTCATTGCTGACAGGTGGGAGGTCAATGTCTTCTACGGACTCCGTACTTCTTGTTCCAGTAAGAACCTTATTCAGTTTCTCTTTGAGTTCATCATAAGATTTAAAATTACTTGGATCAACGAAGGCCTTTAGAGCGTATTGAGATTTCCATATTTTGTCAATCTCCTCATCGGTAGGTTTTAATCTACTAACTGGCTCAAATTCAGATTTATCATAGTTCCAATAACCATCTACTTTTCTGATTTTTAATTTGAAGTTAGCACCTTCCCAAAAGTCAAATGGGTTTACTGCCTTCTCATCTTCAAAGTGAGGGTTCATCGCTTCTGATAACTTGTCAAAGATTTTCTTACCATATTTGAATAAGAATACTTTGCCTTCGTTCTCAGGATGTTTAGGATCGCTGGCAACATAGATGTTAGAATAGTAAGATAGTTTTCTCTTTCTTTTTCTAGCAATCTCTTTGTCTGCTTCTACGCCTGTATTCCACAATCTAGTGTTTTCTTCACTAACAGGATCTTTTTGATTTAAAGTTGTTAAAGAATTTTCAATATACCATTGACCACCTGGTCCTTGAAACGCATGATTCCAAACTCTTTGCCAAGGCATATCTTCGCCTTCTACAGCAGGTAAGAATCTTAATACTGCGTAACCATTGCCTGACTTATCAAGTTCTGGTTTCCATAACCTATCGTCTTGGTATGATTTTTTCTTTTCTGGTTGTTCGATTGATTTTTCTAACTGTTTGGTTAATATGTCAAAGTTAGATTTTGACTTCTTTAGATTTTCTAATGCACTTGTCATTTGTATGTATCCTTTGTATGTATTGTTGTATGTATTAATTTAAATATTATAGTATTATTTATAATCGTTTTCTCTATCCTTTGACCATTTTTTTACTTCTTCTTGTTTAGTCTTTTCATCATAACATGCCTTTGGTAGAGACTTATCCTTTATGCACTTTTTTAAGCACTCACATGTGGATTGTATTCTATCTAATACTTTGTATATTATTTCATCAAACATAGTCTCATTATATCACCATTTACTCATCTTGTCAAGCAGTTGTGCCTGTGTCATATATGATATAACACCCTTATCTGCCCAGGTTGCCCATTCTTTCATAGGTTGATTAGTAGGTAATTCGTTATCCTCTTTGTTTACTTTAAAAAACTTGATATTCTGATTCCATGCAAATAGATCATACCATTGCCCTACCCAATTTACATGAGGTGTGGGACCATTTTCTTTTGCAACATAATGTTTTGTGCCTGCAAATAGATTATTAACCTTATCGTCATCTGAAACTAAATCATGTCCTATCAAATACACTTCGGTAGGTTTTTCTTCCTTACAAGCGACAAACCCAGCAGAAGCGCCACAGGCCCAACCATGGTCTTTGTATTCTGACCAACACTCTCTAATATCTTTTGAGTAGTCAGGTTCTTTGATCCATGAAACATATAACGAGCTGTGATTAATCTTTTTCTTAATTATCTCTCTATCACCTCTAGGTGTTTCTTTCTGAGCATTTTTTAATATCTTTACTTGACCTGCTAGATTAGCACCGTGCATAACAAACTCTTGTGATGTGCCTCTATCATTCTCTGTAACCACATCATAATCTTTTAGTTCTTCTAACTCTTGTTTGCCTAGCATACCTTGTACTAAAGACTCGTACATTGGTGATGGTACTTTAGTCCAGTTTCTAAACCAACAAGGTATCTTATTTGCTATGCCGTTGTGATATATTTCGTGTATTACACCATTGTCAACTGCTGT